GACTTTACAAAAATACTTGGTCCAAAATATTCAAAGTCTATGCACAATAAGACCGAGCAAAAAATGTCATTCGGCCATAGTGCTGTAGAATTTTTTGCCGTGGACAACATGAGAAAAGCCTTGGGCTCTCGACGGGATTGGCTTTTTATCAATGAGGTAAACAATATCACAAAGGACACGGCTGATCAGCTTGAAATTAGAACCAAGGAAAAAATCATATATGATTTCAATCCGACTAAAGAATTTTGGGCTCATGAGCTTTTGCAAAAATCGGGTGTAGGATTTTATCAGAGCACATATCTTGATAATGAATTTTTGCACGAAAACATAGTACGATCAATCGAAAGCAGAAAGGGCGATTCAAATTGGTGGCGCATATATGGACAGGGCCTAATCGGCCAAGTCGAAGGATTAATATTTCCAGATTTTGAACTCGTTGATCAGCTTCCCGATGATCTTGAAACCAGGGCAGGCATGGACTTCGGATACACAATAGACCCAACAACATTCATAGAAACCGGAATCCAGGGCAGGGACCTGTATGCCCATGAGCACTTTTATGATCGTGGCCTGACAAATCCAATGATTATTGATAAACTGAGAGCATTACGGGTACCTAAAATCTTTCTCATTTATGGTGATTGCGCCGAACCAAAAACCATTGATGAAATTTTTGGTCATGGATTTAATATCAAGGGATGCACAAAAGGCAAAGATTCCATAAAAATTGGCATAGACTTCCTTAAAAGATTTAATTTAAAGGTAACTCGCAGTAGCACAAACCTCATTAAAGAATTGAGAAATTATTCTTGGATGAAAAATAAAGAAGGAAAATTCCTACCAATCCCGGAAGATTCTTTTAACAATGCCATCGATGCCTTGAGGTATGGTTATAGCGACAAAATAGTACGTGCTCAGGTAGCTGTCTTCGGAAAAATCAGAGCCTAAGGGGGTTTATTATGCCACTGACACAAGGCGGAATACCCGCAAGCGGAGCAAAACAAAGAGTCGGATCCGATACTGACAATAGCAAAATATTAACGGAACAAACTTGGAGGCCCACAACCCGGGATAATGTCAATTATACCCCAATCCTTCAGAAAAACATTTATGAGTTCATGGACGACGCCTATTATGGAGAGGGTGGTTTTTTTGATGGCCGCTATTTGGTCCCACACACAAGAGAGATTTTTTATGAGGACCGGCGCCAAAACGTGTTTTATAAAAATTATTTGTTCTCGATTATCAATGCTATGCTGGATCCTGTTTTTGGCGAAGAAATCAAACGAGAAGTCAGGGTGCTTGATAAAGTAGTTGAAGATGGAATGTTTATACATGGCTTTATTAAAAACGCAGATAACTCAGGTCATAAATTACATAAATTTATGGATGAGGCCACCACGGCGGCAAGACTCCACGGTGTTACTTTTGTTATAGTTGATAATTTCAGGGAACAACCACCTGACAAAAAAACAGCTATTGCTCAAAGAAATTTTCCATATGTACACATCAAACGAGCAAGTGTTCTTAATGATTTTAAGACCGACGATTTCGGCAATTTAATATGGATTGAATTCAATGAGGACCCGGTTGATGTCGAAGGCATTGAAGGATTTCTCTTTTTCAAAAATAAAATAGTCCGAAAAGAAAAAAGGATCTCCCGTTGGGATAATGAGAAATGGCAACTATTTGGAATTAATACCAAAGGCGAACGTTTTCTCATTGATTCATTTGAGCATGGCCTGGATGTGATTCCGGTAATACCTGTTTTTTCAACCGTGCGTAGAAATGTTAGAGAGATTGAAGTACAACCACCATTTTATGATTTAGCCAGAATAAATACCGCAATGTTTAATAAAGATTCTGAGATTAGGGATCAGGAACGGGCCCAGGGATTCGCAGTATTTTATATGCAATCTGATAAGCCCGGTGATACATCCATTGGCACACATAATATCGTTTGGTTACCTATGGGCACTACTATCCCCCCAGATTTTGCAAGTCCGGACCCCGCGATATTGGCTGGACTTATTGATAGTAATGAAAAATTAAGAGACGATCTTTTTAGAATCGCCGGACAAAAAGGTGTGATCGCGATTGAAAAAAAGGAATCCGGCATTGCCAAACAATGGGATTTTATCGCACATGAAACCAGTCTTAAAAAAACCTCCATGATTGCCTCTACCTTGGAGCATAAAATCATTGAAATTTTTAAACTATACACCCCAAATGAACCCTTCGAATATATCGTCGAATATCCAGACAGCTTTGCACCGGAAAACGATGCACAAGAGCTCGAAGATTTTGATAAATTATTGCTCATGGAATTACCAGCAAAGGCAACACTTTTAATAAAACGGATGGCCTTCGAAACCAAAGTTGAAAAGAAAAAAGATGATCCAAAGGTCATGGAAGCCATTGAGGAATTTGAAAAAATAGGGGAAGATCAATCTCGGACGGATCTTGAGGACCGCGAAAAAAACGGAACGGATGGTTAATTAATATTAAATGGCAGAAAGAGCCCCACCGCAACCGACTCACCGGGAAATTGATATTTTCGCAAGCCAAATGGAACCCACATTTAATAGGCTTTCCCGTGAAATAAGAAAGAGAGTTAATGCTGGGCAGTCTGTGGATGAGGCAGTTCGCCTATCCGTGGCCGAAATTGGTTTGGGTGTTATTCTTACTGACCGAATTGTTAATCGATCCGTGAAAATTGTTGAGCGCGTGATTAATATTGATCAGCTTGATGACGAAGTGGGCTTTCGTAAATTCTGGCTTAATAATTTCTGGTCAGGTGATGATCTCAAACTTTCAAACAGAATCAGTGATTTAACTCGATTGGCGGACATCAAATCCACAATCAAAGAAAGCCTAAAGCAGGCCAAATCCTGGACGGGTTTAGCCAGTGCGCTTGGAAAGCAGAATCTACAAAAGGCGGATTTGGCAAGCCATATCACCCAGCTTGATGCCCAGGCTCGGCGGTTAATGCGCGGTGATAAAACCGGATTCCGGGAATTTCAAAGGGATATTAGGCAATCCATGCGGAAAGTCGAAAGATTAGCCCAAGCCGAGGCGCCCACCCAACGCCTGAAAAAGTCATACCAAAACGTTATCAATGTTTCACGTGGAACATCGGAACAGGCCCTCAACAAAGCTATGGACCGGGCCATACGTGCCAAATCCCGATTCAATTCTGAGCGTATCGCACGAACAGAAATTGCAAAAGCATATAGCCAAGGTCAATATCAAGGCGCCATTGACGATCCCGATGTGGTGGGGATCCGCTATCGGCTTTCCTCCCGCCACGCTCAATTTGATATTTGTGATTTCAATACAGAGGCCAATTTGTTTGGTTTGGGCAAAGGCGTATATCCCCTAAATAAATTGCCGCGCTATCCATTCCACCCCCATTGTACCTGTGTAATGTCTTATGTATTCGAGGGTGAAACCAAACAACAGGTGAACAAAGGCGCCATTCGTTTTATTAATGGGCTTTCGGACAAAAGGCAAAAGTCAATTTTGGGTGTACAAGGTGCCAAGAATTTCAAGAGATCAAATTCAAAATGGCGTGATGAACTCCGTGGATTTGAGAGACACCGTGATATAAATACCCTCAGAGAAATAAAAGGGTTGAAGGCCGCATAACAAAAAAGTTGTTTTTTTTCAGTTTTTCTTTTAACTTAATAGAAAGGTGTAAAAATGAAAACACTTGATGACGTAAAAGCACTCCTTATGAAGGATGCCGACGGCACAGAACTTTACGAGGTAGTTTCTAACGCGATCCACCAAGAGAGGGAACGCGGGAAAGGACTTGTAAAGGCGGTTCAACAGAAACTTGAGGTAGTTGATTCAGTATTAAAAGAATTGGGCTTTAACCCGGTAACCAATGATTTAAGCACGTTTCAAACGGACTTAAAAGGAAAACTGGCAAACGGAGAAAAAAACGGTAAAGAGCTTACCGGTAAAGATGCCCGGCTCCAAAATCTGGAAACATCCCTCACGAATTTGACGAACCAGCTTACCACAAGCAATGAGAAAGCGACGAAATTTGAGAAATCCTATAAACATGGGATTCTTAAAGAAGCGCTAAACTCAAAGCTGGGAGGTAAGATCTTTAGCGCTGATATTCATGCGAAAGACATAATTCGCGAAGGTTCAGTGGTCTTGGAGGAAGATAATAAAACCGTCAAATGGAAAGACGGGGATGAGCTTAAGGACCTGGATGTGGGAATTAAAGCTTATCTCGATAGTCACCCAGATGACGTAATAAACGACCAAAGACCTGGCCCAGGCGGAAAGCCCGGAGGGAAACCAAAGGCTGGTAAGACCATGAGTAAAGGCGAATTTAACAGCCTGAGGCCGGATGCCCGAATGGAAATCATAAAAAAGGGTGAGGTCCAGGTCGTCGATTAACACGTCATTAAGGAGTTAAAATCATGGCCAACACACTTACCAATTTATTTCCAGATATATACGGGGCGATTGACGTCGTATCCCGTGAATTAGTGGGCTTTATCCCACGTGTAGGAAGAGACTCAACCGAAGAACGAGCCGCAAAGGATGAAACCATTCGCTGGCCCGTGACCCCAGCGCAGACCGCAGGGGATGTCACCCCTTCAAATATTCCCCCAGCATTGCCCGATTCTACTATCGGAAACCTCACAATCACTTTAAACAAACTCCGCGATACTGGTTTTCATTACACGGGTGAGGAGCAAAAGGGTCTCCAAAATGCGACAACCTTTACTTCAATTTTCCAACAGCAAATGGAGCAATCCATACGTGTTTTGGTAAATGAGATCGAGGCAGACCTTGCCAGTCTTTTTGTCAACGCTTCCCGAGCTTTTGGAATCGCAGGCACCACACCTTTTGGAACCAATAAGTTGGGTGATGCCGCAGAACTGAAAAAAATTCTCGATGATAACGGCGCGCCCAAAGGTGATCGTCACCTTGTCGTGGATACCGCCGCAGGAGTAAACATAAGGAGCTTGACCCAGTTAACAAATGTCAATGAGGCAGGTGACCCGGAACTTTTGCGCAGGGGTATGCTTGGATTGCCCGTTTTCGGTTTTAATATGGGAGAAAGCGAAGGAATCAAAACACAGACCGCAGGAACTGGTGCCAGTTATTTGGTGAACAATGGCGCTGGACTTGTAAAGGGTACCACCACGGTGGCAGTCGATACAGGAACAGGTACAATATTGGCGGGTGATGTTGTGGATTTCGCCGTCGATACCAGCCTCAAGTATGTTGTGAAAACCGCGCTTTCAGGTGGAAGCTTTGCAATAAATTTGCCGGGTATCCGAGGGGTAACCGTTCCCGATAACAATGCCGTAACTTTGGCCGCCGACTATGTGGCCAACATGGCATTTTCAAGAAACGCCTTACGTTTGGCGACACGGGTGCCACAGAAACCAATCGGTGGGGATAGTGCTGATGCCGAGGAAGTGGTAACCGATCCCATTTCCGGACTTTCTTTCTTGGTCAGTGAGTATGGCGGTTTCCATGCAAGGCAATATAGGGTTTCGATTTTGTACGGTTTTGCAATCGGGAAAGCCGAACATTTGGCCCTCTTGCTGGGATAATATTTAAGTATTTAATCCTGTATACGTTCAAAATTTACAAGGGAGACTCATGGCAAAGAAAGAAGAAAATGAAGCCGAAACCAAAAGCAAAACCATTAAAATGGTCAGGAAATTAAAAGAAGGCGAGGAGGGTCCGACCACCGCCGATGTCCATCCAGATGAAGTGGGTAACTACCAAACTACAGGCTGGACCAAAAAGTAAGCGACGAATCTAAAAAGCGATGGGAGGATTTTAGGATCTTCCCAAAGCTTTAGAGTTAATCATGGCCAGATTTGGATTACGTGCAAAAATTGACGCTCGGGCTGTTTCCAATGCCCTCGCACGATCTCCCAGGATCTTTCTAAGGGAGCTTACCATCGGCGCCAAACAGGGATTAACAGTTATTCAAGAAGACGCCCGCCGAAATCATAGATTTATAACGAGATCCGGAAACCTTGAGAGATCCGTTCAAGTAGACAATCCAATATTGTTTCAAAAAATAGGAAGAGTTTTCCTTGATATTGGAATCGCCCTTTATGGCTCAAGAATCCACAGAGGTTTTGGGACTTGGCGGATGGATCTGTTTTTATTTGAAGCGGCCAAGAAAAAAACCGCAGAAGTAATTAATTTAATTAATAGGGCAATTGGCAAAGCAATTATAAAAGCGGGGTTAAAATAATGGCAAGCAAATACATTCAAACCACAGACATCACAGACCAAGTTATTAATGATTTCGGAGTCACCGTTGTCCAAGCAAAACTTGATTTGTCAGATAAGGCCGTAGAGGATTTAGCAGAACGCAGAGATTTAGAAGTTAGTGAAATTGAATTGAGTCCGGTTCATTGGCAGCTTATACGATGGGCTACATATTGGGTAGGCCGAGAAATTTGTTTAGATCATCTTGGCAAAAACAATGTTGATGTGGCAGACATCGAGAAATACAAAATTAAATATGATTTGTATAATGAATTGTTGGCCGAAACCGAAAAGCTTATCACCGCCGCTATGATCGCCGGTGTTGTCGATGGCCGAAGAGATAGAGCCACGGTTATGACAGGAGTTCTCTTCAGGACTTAATCATGATTAAAAAAAGCATGAATAAATTCAATATTTCAATTACAGATTTATTTAAAATCTTCATCGCCATATTTGGAATAATTGGTGGAGGGATAGCCATAGGAGATAGACTTTATGCTCCCAAATCTATCGAGAAACAAGTGGAATATATGTATAACGCCTTTATAGCCGCCGCCCAAGCAGAAGCCAAACAAGCGAATTCTAAAAAATAATGGCAACCGGCGTTGAAAATATTGAGGTGGCCATTGAAACCCTAATCAATGGGATGACCATAGCGGGTGGATTCAATTTCGATTGGGGAAAATCTAATCAAATGGATTTGGCCAGAGTTGATAAATTTCCGGCCGCAGTGATTCTGGTTTCAGGTGAAGAGAACGATGACCCAGAAGGGGCAAGCCATTCTCAAGCATATTCCAATCGGCTTACTTTTCAAATCACTGTAAGAAATAAATTAACCGCCGTCGATACTGATCCAAATTTCAGAATTGATACAGAGCACAATAAGTCACTTGTAGATTTGAAAGAATTATTTGGCAGGAATCCACACCTCAGTGACACCGCGAATAGTATTTTATACCAAGGCATGATAAGAGAAACTAAATTAAATGGTGATGTTTTTATCCCAGGCAATATGATTACCACTTGGATGGTCAGATATTCACAGGATCGTTTTGATCCCACAGTAAACGCAAATTAGGGGGCATCATGAAAACCGTTCCATTAAACAAATCAATTTACTGGGAACGCAAAAAGTATAGGGGGGGCGACGAGCTTCCCAAGGATTATAAAGGGCCCTCGTTAGAGGATGAACCAAAAAAAACCGCTAAGCCCGGTCCAGACAAAAAACCCACCATTAAAAGCGAGGTGAAATAATGGGCGTACAACAAAGTATAAATCTAAGATTTGCGGTCGTCAAAAAGGAGACTACCCCGGGAACCAGAATCCCACCCGTCGCGGCTGATCATGTAATCAGATTACGAGAACCAATTTTTAATCCTAACATTGCCTTTGATGACGAGGGTAGCAAGCACGCAAATGGAAGCCATGCAGAGGATGAATCTTTATCCGGTATTCAACGAGGGGAATTTACCACCGCAGTAAAAATGACTTTTAGCGGAGCCGTAGCGGTTGAACCGAAATGGTGGGAGCTTGCCAAGGCTTGCGGATGTGAGGTTAAAACATATACTACGGTTGGGCTTGGTCTTCTAAGGCGTAAGGCCAATGATGCTCAGAGTTATAGCATGGACATTTATGATGTGGAAATCGGGGAGGGTTCACCCGTAGCAACTATTTATCAATTGGCCGGTGTCATGGGTAATATGATCATGGCAGCCGAAGCAACGGGTGCCCCACATATGGCTAATTTTACATTCAATGGAAAGCTTATTGACATTGTGGACGGATCACCATTTGATTTGGATGCGGCCGTTCAAACACAGCTTGGCGAAGTATTTTTAAGTTCTGATGTCACCATAGGCGGAACTATTACGGGATCCACCGGTGCAGTATCGGGGGGAGCCTCTGAAAAGATAGATGCCTATTCCCTTGATTTAGGAAATGTTATTACTCCTATTCCGTGCCAGAAAGAAGGAACGGGCATTTTACATTTTACGGCCACCAATGCAAAGCCGCGTTTGGCTGTTAATCCCTTAGCCGTTAAAGTGGCAACCCGCGATTGGTTAAATGAGATATTGACTGAGGTCACAAGCCCGGTTCAAATTCCAATTGGTACCAATTTAAGATTAACCATGTTAGATTCTCAAGCAATGGGCCCAGCACTTGCAACCCGTGAAGGTCTGGTAAATTGGGATCTGGTATTCAAAGGCAAACAAAACGGTGTCCCAGGTACTTTGGCGGATAGTGGTTTGACTTTAGAAGACACTTGGGAACTCTTGCAAGGCGTCCGCGTATAATCGATAATACCGTCTAAGATAATGATGGCGATCCCGATCAAAAGGATTCCCACAAAAGAAAGGCGGCATTGTGTCTGAGTATAAATTAACTCCCGAAATTAAAAAAGATTTAATGGGACTTATGCCCTTCAGCCAAAAAGGGACGGTTTCAATTATTCCAGAAGCCTACATTGATAAAGGTATTCCATTGGATGCCTGTCCTAAATTCACACAGCGAGCCTATACTCGCAAAGAGTTTAATGAAATAATGGATAAGCTTGACGGAAAGGCCAAGACTGGCGATCCCATGTTTTTAGAATGGGGACGAAAAAGTATCAAGGCATGGGAAGGAATTATTGATTTGGCCACGGATGAGCCAATTGATTTTGAAGGCGACGAAAACGGTAATCCCAAACCTGAAAAATGGGATTTAATACCGCCTCTCATTCAAAAAAATATATTTGAAAACGCAATGAAAATAAGTGGTTTGGTTTTTGTTGAAAAACGGGGTTTAACCTCTTAGCCGCCGTCCTCGCTGGCATATTACCGAGTCAATGTTGGGTATGTCGAGAGCGAGTCCAGAAGGGAGAAATCTTTTCTGAATGTTATAATCCAGAGCAGAGGGTGGTCTGGCCGAGTGAAAACGGGGATATTTTTTATAATTGTCCATCGGCTTTCATTCCACAAAATGTTTTCGAATGGTATGAAATTTATCAATATGAAAAGGAATTCGGAACAGATATTTTATATGATGACAGATCGAATAAATATTTGGAGGCTTTGTACGAATTTCGCGGATTTGTAAAACAGGTTCTTAAAGAAAAGGAAAAACCCACAAAGGGATTTAGTGATTTGGGATAACAATGGCACAAAAAATAGAAGTACAATTAATTCTTGATTCCAATGTGGCTGAGGAAATGGCCAGGGCCCGGCGTGTTACCGATTTAGAATCCAAAAAAATGTCGGGTGCCCTTAACAAGCTTTCGAGTACTGTTAAGGGTTTGGTCGCTGCATATGTAGGATTTAGAGGCATACAGGCGTCTATTGGATTTATGGCCAGGGCCGCACTTGCCGCCGGTGATCTGGATGAAGCACTAAGTAAACAACGTACTGTTTTCAGGGGACTTGAGATCGAAGTCGCTGGATTTAATAAAACACTTCAAGAGGAGTTCGCTTTATCCCGTGTTGAATCCGCGAGGTTTACCAGTACAATTCAAGATACCCTTGTACCCCTTGGGATTGCCAGGGACAGAGCCGGGCAAATGTCCTTTGAAGTGGTCAAACTTGCCAGGGATTTGGCCTCATTTAACAATCTCCCGACTGAGCAAGTAGTAACGGACATTCAAAGCGCATTGGTCGGTAATGTCGAAACCCTTAGAAAATATGGGGTTGCCTTGAATCAAGCCACCATCGAGCAAAAGGCTTTAGAAGATGGATTAATCGCAAACAAAAATGAGCTTACCCCCACCACAAAAGCCCTGGCAATACTGAGCCTAACTATGGAGGGGTCCAGTGATGCCATTGGAGATTTTGCCCGGACATCGGAGAGTTTTAATAATCAATTGGTTGCCCTAAATTCACGATGGGGGGATTTCAATGCACAATTGGGAACATTTATAACCAATTCCCCTGTAATTCAAGGCGCATTAAAAAGTATAAATGAAGGTCTTCAATTTATGACGGATTTCTTAACTGATGACGCCTTGCAGGAGGCTCTTAATTTTAAAAGCGTTGAAGAAGCTACTGATATAATCGACGATCTTTCTGAAAAGTGGCAGGCTGTCAATGATCAGGTAGTGGCACAACAGGAAGCTGTCAAAACAACTGCAAAGTTAATTGATGGTGAGGTCGTTAAACAAATCGATCTCAAAAAATTAGTTCTTGAAAGAGAAGGTATTGAAAAGCGTCTTCAAGCCGTAATGCTAAAGCGTGGTGATATTATATCAGGTCAAGTCAAAGCAGAGGAAGAAAGAGATCAAAAAACCAAAGAAACCACTTTGACCGCCGAGGCCGCAAGGGAAAAGGAAGTTTTATTTCAACAAGAAGTTAATGATAAGTTGGCGGTATTGAGAGAGGAAAATACTGAAAATTTTTTACAGGGGCTTTTTGATGAAGAGGAAAAGGCTGCCAAACTGAAAGATGCGGCGGCGGCCAAAGACAAAGCACGTGCAAAAAAGGCCGCTCGCGAAGAGGCAGCTTTAAAACGACAATCCCTAAGCCAGACAGCAGATTTAATCGCTATTGCTGGACAATTTCAAGGGGAATCTTCAAAGAAAAGTTTCAAAATCACTCAGGCGCTTTCTTTGGCAGAGGCCACAATTAGAGGTATTGCGGCGGTTCAATTTGCATTGGGGAACCCCCCAGGCTTTCCTCTTAATGCTCCCACAGTGGCACTCACGGCGGCCATAGCGGCGGCGAATGTTGCACGAATCGCAACGGCAAAAGCTCCAGCATTTCAAGGGGGTGGAATTGTCGAAGGCAATCAAACCTCTGGGGATCGTGTTGCAGCCAGGGTAAACTCAGGAGAAATGATTTTAAATAGGACCCAACAATCCAATTTATTCAATGCCATAAGTGGAGGTATAACCGGAACCAATGTCAATATCGGTGGGGATACCATCGTAATAAATGGCAATGCTGATGAGGCGGCGCTGGCTTCCATTGCGGCCACAAGGGAACAACAACTTCAAGATCTTAGGGAGTCAATCATTGATCTCCAATCGGCGGGTCAATTCCCACAGGCGGCCTAAAACATGGACATTTCAGGGCCCGGGATAAGCACATTCACAGCAAGGGTTTTACCTGGATTTAAGCCCACAACAAGGCTTTCTCTTAAATGGCGGGAATTGGCTTCAGGGAATTGGGCAGGCCTGGATCGCGGATCGGCCCAGGACACATATGAAACCACAATAGGCTTCAAAGAAAAGGAAGCCCCCATAAATAATATTATCGACCAAATTAAGGCTAATCGGGACAATGGGAGCAATGTGATCACCCTGTCAGTTTTTAACACTGATACAGAGCGCATTTTCGGGGAAAACGTGGATCATGATGTTTCAATTAGCGCGACGGTGTTATCCACGGAGAGGCGCAGGCAGGAGAGTTTAAACGGGTGGGGTCTTCAAATGAGGATTAGGGCCTTGACCCCTGCTTTTACCGGTGCCTCCTCATTCCCTACCCTTGACTGTGTGGATACGGGGGTACGCGCTGACAGCTCATATACAATAAATAAATTTGATTCATACACAGGGGTATTTTCATACCATGATCACCAATCCGATTCGGGTATCTTCGAGGGGATCTTTACGCTGACAGTGGCTAAAATGATTCTTTTGAGAAACTTTATCCGAACAACCCGGACAGGGAATTTCACCTTATCAGATACCTTTGGCGTGGATTTCCCCTTTGGCACACGCTCAGGAAACAGTTATCCATTTACGGTTAAACTGATTGAATGGGAAGATTTAGGCTTTTTTGGCCTGTTATTTAGGCGTATCCGGCTTAGATTCTCAGAGGTGAATTAATGGCCACTAATTTTTACGCGGTTGAGGTTGAGAGCAAAGCCACAACATTTGATAACGCTAACTTTGGAATCACAAAGGGATTCTTCCGATATATCACAGACAGACCGGATTTTAACGGAACCGATACCTCACCTTCGACAATCCCCACCGGCGACAATTCAGTAATCAAAATCAATCTGGATGGGCTTGAGAGCATAGGCACAAGCTTTCAATCGGGCCAAATTTTCTTGGCTTCAAATGGAATATTCAAGAGTGCAAGCACTGTGATAAATGTCGGCGATAGATTCACGGTCTTGGATACCAGCGACTTTACCGGAGGAGAGCTTGCGGCCGCCAAAGGTAGCGCACCGGCTGAAGGTGATCTCTTTGAGGTCACTAACAATACCGGCGGATCCGAGGCCGTGACATATGCGGGGATCAACAAATGGTTTGAGGACTTCATAACAAAACGCGGGATGTCAAATCCAAATAGGCGCACAGATATTTCTCACACCGGCGACTATGGTACCCTATCTGGATTTAAATTTCGTATTGATAACTCCATAATTGCAGGAACCGATACGCCCATTTGGCAGGTTTTGCGCACAAACAATGTGTTTTTACCCAATAAAAAAGTCCGGGTTTGGGCTGTAATAGGCGGTGTGTTTAATCAGATTTGGGCGGGTCGAGTCAATAATAACCCAATGACAGAAACGGATTTCTCATTTATTTGCAAATCAGATCATAAGGCCATCCATAAAAATTTCCCTCCGGATGTCATTGATGAGGAAGCTTTTCCCGACGCAAGGGATGAGTCCAGAGACAAACCAATACCCGTTTGTTTTGGGGAAGTTGAATTTGCAAAGCTTTTCAATTCCGATGGGGATCCGAGTTTTTTAATTTTAAATAAAAATCCTTTAGTGCCTAATGATTCTGAATTTGCTATGGCAAGTCAATATGTTGAAGCCGCAACGGATCCACGCGTTCAACTTGAAGCCAGGGGCCATCCTTTTGTATCCGACGATACGGAATTAGTAGACTCATATTTATTTGTAATTGTTGGAGATGCGGCGGATACCGAGCGCGGCATTAGGATTACCGGAAGTTTTGGAGTGGCTCCAAATCTTGTTTTGGAATTGGCTGAGCCGCTCATTGGTTTTCTTTTGGGTACTCATGGATTTGCAGTCGCCCAAACACAAAAAGAAACCTGGTTATTTAAAATTGCAAAATTAGGCACTACCAATTTAATAAGCGCCAAAGCAATCACGATATTTAAATTGAATTCCCAAGGCCTTATTCAAATTTTCAATTATAATACAAACACAGGCCTTTATGAGGATGTTAAATACACAATAAACAGTACAAGCCCATCAACATCACCGGCCACAATAAATATTTTATCAACCAATATCACAAAAGCCGGTGAGTTTTCTTATGCGGTTGCCGTGCCGGTAACTATGACAAATCTGGTTATTGCAGGCGGAAGTAGTGCCGGACCCAGCATAATCAGTGGATCCGTTGCGGATATCCAAGACTTCGATAGATCCACGGGAGTCATTGCAGAAAACACAAGCATAGTAGGAGATATAAAATCCCTTGGTTTATCAGTTGATGTTAAACTTGATATTAACAATACCAACAACAAACTCGATGACATTTGGTTTGGCGTTGATGCTGAATTTGTAAAAGTGGCAGGCGGAGATCTTGGGGCCTATAGAATCAGATATTTTTTAGATTTCTTCGATTTATATGACAGGCAGACCGGAACTTTTGCTAAAGTAATTGAGTATCCTGACCCATCCGGATCCACCGGAACCGATCCCGCAAACTTTCTAAATACTTTACCAAATGAATATTATAAAATCGCGACCTCAGGAAATGGCGACAACAGTGAAGACAGTCACTTTGGACAGATACGGGACGCCTCTTTTGGTGTTATTGGAAAAGCCTTTCAACTTGATGATGATATTGTAAGTCAAATAAAAGCGGGTTCTTTAGCAAGCAGAGTAAGGGTTACTGTGCTTGTAACAACCGCAGCCGGTTTTGGATCCAGCAAAATAAAACTCACCTTAAACGAAATCGGTTTCTGGTCAACTCAGAAAGTAGACTTGAATGACAATAACATTTATACCAGAGTAAGCGGAGAGAAAACCACAGGCAGCGCAGAGGCCAACAATGTATACCGAGCTTTTCAGTTAATGCTTGAAACCTATGATTTAATTGCCAGCAACGATATTGATTTTGGAAACTTGCCCACTAAAAGAAATGATTGGTTTGTGGGCCGCCAAGTCATGGAGAAAAAAGGAACCTTTGATTATATAAAGGAATTAGCAGAAAATAGTTTTGTGGCTGTATTTAATACGCGTAAAGGCAAGCTTGGTCTTTCGGCATGGCGGGATCGGACAGACACGCCTCATGTTCATGATGAAACCACGGTGGTAAGGGGAAGTATAACCAATTGGAAATTGACAAGACTTGACAGACTATCCAATACTTTTACTATGTTTTTTAGTCCTGATCCAGGTGGAGGAAAATTCTTTTCGCAATTACAGATTAAAAATGTTGATGGGGGGACCACTGAAAGAAATGCACATCCATCCGAATTAAGATCTCTATGGGATATTGCAAACGCTGCATTTAAGGAATATGGCACAATAAGGGAATTTAGAAAAAATCTCAAATGGTTTAATGACCGTGAGAGATGGTATAATACCGATGACGCCGTGAAGGTAGGTGTTGGGAAAACGGAGCGAGCCGCATTCAAATTTCTACAAAATGCGGTCGAATGGTTGACCCGTCAACACAGGGATGTAACCTATAAAATCCCAATGGATGCGACCAATGTCTTAATTGAACTTACCGATCCCGTTAAATTTGGGGATACTATTTATACAAATGATGTAAATCTGGATGGGAACATTTATCTTTTAGAGTATGATTTAAGCAATGATCAGATTAAAGTCGGATCGTTGATTGAGCCAAATGATACCATACCAGAGGATTTTGCGGATATTGAAGAAACGGGATCGGCGCCTGACACGATCACGGAAAGCGGATCGCAGCCTGACACAATTACCGAAGATGGTGTATAGTTATGAGTAAAACAAGACGATGTTTTAAAGGGGCCAGATTCACAAGATTAATTCTTTTAAAAATGGTTGGGTACAAAAATGTTGGGACCAATGGCAAATTGATTGAATGTTGGATGTGTGCTTGCGATTGTGGTGCAAAAGCAATTTAAATAGAAGACCTTTTCATAAGGAGGGTTATCATTGCAAATGAACTAAAAGATGTACTTAGAATAGCGGCGGCGTCTTCTATCAATGCGACTTTAAGGGAAAAACAGCTCGGATTTGAAACCGACACCAAACTCATAAAATTTAAAGCCCCAGGGGGTACGGTTTTCTCTTATGCAGCCCTTGGATTTCCGAGCACAAATTTTGATCTCGATGGATTCAATCTCATTATGGATACTGATGGGGATTTAATAATCTTAAATGATCGTGATGCTGGGGTACCTGATGACGAATTTCATATCCAATTTTTAGGTGTAACCCAATATAAAGTCACAGGAACAAAATTTGAATTAGGTCCGCTTGTTAGATTAAATGTAAACGCGACCACTTTACCTTTTGGATCTGTTTCCAGGGTATATATAGGACAAGATGTACTCACAGAAAAAGCCTTAACCGTAGAAGGTTTTGGGGCCAGCGCAAACTCCACCTCTATTGTTTTTTCAAAAACCAGAGGCGCAACACAAGGGGCTCATGCCACAGTTATTGATAATGATCAAGTGGGGGTTTTTCAATTTAGAGCCTCTGATGGCACCAATCTTGAGGATGCCGCCGAAATCGGAGTATGTATAGATGGCACCCCGTCACTTGGTGATATGCCAGCCGAAATGGTTTTTAAAACAAGACCGGGTTCAGCCGCATTGGCCGAACGAATGAGGATTAGTAAAAACGGGTTTATTGGAATTAATACCACAAGTCCTAATGTTTTTTTACACGTTATAGGACCGGATGGGGAAAATGCCTCACCCCTTACTTATAGCAGTCAAGTTGTCGCAGTTTTTGATAACAGTGCGGGTGAGGCTGATGACTGTATTGTCGTTATTGTTGCGGAAGATAGCGGAGATTCAATTTTAAACTTTGCAGATGCGGGTGTTTCAGGGGATGAAGATGTCATGCAGATCAAGGGAAATCACGCCGCCAATGAAATGACATTCAAGGTTAATACCTTACAGGCTATAGTGATTGACTCAAGTCAAAATGTTGGTATTGGTGAGACCTCACCGGATACAAGACTCCATATAAAAGAAGCCACACTTTGCACTTTGAAAATAGAATCCACAGGGGCAAGCAGTGATGCCGAACTTAATTTGGTGGGTGATGCCGCAGGGGAAGCATTAATTAGTTGGGGTGATGCAGCCGATCCAAATATCAGCATTATCAAACATGATAACGCCGACAACTCCATTGCGTTCTTCACAAATGCCAATGCCAATGAAATGCTTACGCTTGCCTCAAATCAAAATGTAGGCATTAACAATGCGAGCCCCGCCTCAACTGATAAATTACACATAGGATTAGATATAGACGCGGCGGTCAGGGTCGCAGCTTTAGAGGGATTCGGAACTTTTGCCCAAGGCCCAGAATTACATTTAAGAAAAACTCAGGCAACATCCGTGGGATCACATACAATTGTCGGAAGTACACAACTTTTAGGAAGCATAAATTTTCAAGGTTCCGATGGTGTAAATTATGAAACCGCGGCATCCATTATTTCAAGAGTAGACGGAACACCCGCAAGCAATGATATGCCCGGATTGCTTCAATTTTTGACCACACTCGATGGCGGTGTCACATCATTTATTAGAATGCAGATAAACAATGCGGGGAAAGTCTCTATGGGTTCGACAAGTGTTGATGGTGGTTTATTTATAGCTGGTGCTGCGGGTGGAGCAAATCAGGGATTTATCACAATGGATGAAATCACCGCTCCCGGAAATGCTGGAACCAATCAAGGTAGAATTTTTATGGATGTTAGTGGCGCTAAAACAAGATTAATGGTAATCTTTCAAACCGGAATAGCTCAACAGATTGCAATTGAGCCATAAAAAAAGGAGAAAAATGAAAAAGCGTGAATTAGAACAAATTGCCGGAGCGATTCAATTGGTAATCAACGAAAGGACTGATCCGGCTGGTAATCCAGTCAAAGCTAAATTCACTTACGCCTTGGATAGAAACAAAGATCAAATGAATGGAGAACTAAAGGCAATTGGAACAGCGCGGCAAATTTTAAGTGATTTCTCCAAAGGTGAAAAAGACATTATCCAAAAGTACGCTGATAAAAACGACAAGGGTAAACCAATCCCATTAAATGGCGGGATGTCTTACAAAATGGATCCGAAAAGAGTCAAAGAAGCCCAAAAAGCATATGACGATTTAACTGAAAAACACAAGGATGCATTGGATCAGATTAAAAGACTACTTGATGAGGACGCGGATTACAAACCCTATATGATTCCATTTGAGTCATTGCCCGATGGATTGGGAGAAATCCAAAGCGTTTTAGATCCTATTATTTCCGAACCAAAAGAGGACACTGGTTGAAAGTAATGTGTTTCACTCAAACGTTATCAATAATTTTAATCGCCTATTTCCTTTGGTTGCTCTGTAATTATACGGTTGAAATGAGAATGGATTTACAACACGTTATCAATGTCTTTAAACCCGCAGAATGAAAAAGCCTATTCATCCCAGATATAAAAATGCTGATCGGATTCCAATAACTACAGATTTTTATTTGGATGAATTTGTATGTAAGGATTCTAAGGGATCTTTTATTTATAAACGATATGGGAATTTTGTCAAAATGGTTGAGATATTGCAATATACACGGGATGCTTTAAATGTTATGAAGGGCGTTTTCAATTTAAAAGGATTGGATGAAGTCGCATTAACAATCAATTCCGCATATCGGACTTGGGAGCATCATTTAAAAACTTATGCCGAAATCAATCAACTAAGAAGAAAATTAGGGAAAAAAACCGTTAAGGTTACAACCAAATCCAGACATTTATTTAATGATGCTGTGGACGTGACCTATTCAAATAGAAAGTTAAGGACCAAATTTAATCTGGAATTATTGGCAAAGGTAATGAAATATTGTGGATTTCCCGCAGCCGATCCGCATCCTATCAAAAAACACGTGCACGGCGATTTTGGCCGGGCGCGTAAAGTTTATTAACCATTAACGAAAGGAAATCATGGCAAATCCATTATCACTAAAACGACCCAACGGAAGCGGTAATTCAACCACAAAGATCGGTGGCTTGGTTAGCGCGATTGGTGTTTTGATTAAAGCCTATGCGAGCCAAATCCCTTGGCTTGATCCGATTGGGACGTTTGTCGTTACCCTTGGGGGCTTAATGGTCCTTAATGGTGGCTACGATATGTTTTCACGTCCTAAATAAAAATGATTGAACTCGTCTTTAAAACTTTGTGGATATTAGCCGGAGGACTCTTTATCCTCTGGCTTATTTACAAACTAAATAAGTATGTTGGATTTAGACGAAAACCTAAAAAAAGTTTATGGACAAAAAACTACAGAAAGAAAGGACCTAACTCGTGGCTACCTTAACAGATAAGATCAAACAATTAGGCGGGTGGATTACCGGGGGCATAGTTGCCGGACTGGTCGTTGTGAGCGGTACCATCCAATTTTCGGGTACTGGTATTACACTTACAGAGGCTCAAGTCGATTCCCTTTTGGCCATCCCAGGAATAGAAATCCTTGTGTGGAATGGGCCAGATAATCTAAATGCCGATTCCGGCGGATACCGCAAAGGCGATTGTGTGAAAATCCTTCCTATTCGCAGCAAAGCCGATATGTTGGAAACCATAAACCCAAAATTTAAAATCATAAAAGTATTTGGGAAAACGGCGGCGGATGTGAAATATTTTTGTGAAGAAAACCAAGACGGGATTCTAAGGCGTAAGCACAAAGTAAACTTGGATAGTGCCTCGTTCGGAATAATGCGATTTGAAAATATAGCTCTAAAATGAAAATCCTAATATTATTACTATTCATCATTACAAATTCCTTTGGATTGATTACCAGATTTGTAAATACCAATTCCACGGCCGGGGGCGATGGGACCACGAATGATACTACCGGAGCCAATAGAGCCTATGCCGATTTGCCAGAATGGGAAGCCGCCGAGCAAACAGTCTTAACTGATACTCATAGAGTTTTTTGTGATGGTGACGATATACAAGGTGCTGGCGGACTTACTGTTTCGGGATGGACAACAACCGCTACAAATTTTATTCTTGTTACAACCGATTCGGCAAATGGCAGAAGGCATAACGGAGTGGTTGATTTTACTAAATTTGTTGTAGCCGATACAAACGGAACTGTGCTACATCTTCAAGAAGATTTTGTGCGGGTTGATGGATTGCAAGTATTTCTCCCCAGTTTTACGAGCGGGAGTGGTAGAACCGCAATCAAACAAACATCCGGAGTTATAGCCACGGGAGTACATTATTATTCAAATAATATGATTTTCGCTCACATAGATGGTTCGGGCGCTTGTAGAAGCGGAGTCGGGATTAGTTTGGATGGCTCTGTGGATTCAATAACAACGTTTGTTTTCAATAATATAATCTATGATTTTTATGACAGAACGACTCTTGGTTGTGGCCATGAAGCCATAGAAGTCTCAAATGGAGATGGTATTATTTATAATAATACAATTGCGAGATCTCAAACAGGGATCGCCGATGCGGCCGGGGCGGATAGGGATATCTACAGAAATAATTTAGTACAATGTGATAATTTTAGTGCTGCTAATTTTAAAGATTGGAGTGGCCTCGATCCATTCGATACAACCAACAATATCTCAAGTGATGCCACGGGCCCGAATGTAGCCTTTAGAAATAAGCTTATAACCTTTATTGATTCCGCAAATAATGATTTTCGTTTAGCCATTGCAGACACCCAAGCTATTGATAGCGGCCAGGATTTAAGCGCCGATGCCGATCTGGCTTTTGCGGTTGATATCGAAGGTCAAGCAAGACCACAGGGAAATGAATGGGATATAGGTGCTGATGAACAGGGTGGAAAAACTATTATTCGATTTGTAAATACAGCTTCTACCTCCGGTGGAAATGGGAAAACAAACGATACCGTAGGCGTTGGAAGGGCATATAGCTCATTAAATGAATGGGAAGCCGCCGAGCAAAGAGATCTTACCACGGGGCCGGATACCATGAAAGTATTTTGTGATGGAGTGACGGCTGATGTTGCAAATTTTAAAATCGATGGATGGACCACCGGGCAAGATGCCTATATCCATATTCTAACCACTCAAGACAATAGACATAATGGAATATTTGATACTACAAAATACAGGCTTACTGTTACCCAAAGCGGAGGAGACGATAAAAGAGGAGCTTTGCAAGTGATAGAAAGCCATGTCCGTATAGAAGGTCTCCAAATTACTACTGATAATTCAAATACAAATATTATAGACTGTATAGAATTTGATGCTGGCGGAAGTGCAGGCGGGGTGAGATGGTTTGCCTCTTATTGTATTTTTAAATCCGACAATCCTTCAAATGGTCATCATAAAGGAATATCCATAGAAGATGTTAGCAATGGCAGAGCTTTTATATTTAATAATATTATTTATGATTTACCGGGTCCTTTTGGTTTTGGTATTCGTGCGGGTGATGCTGGAATGACCAGTTTCATGTATAATAACACAATTATTAATAGCGATACAGGTATTAGCGTTGCGAATGGTACAATGACTGTAAAGAATAATATAATCCAGGATTGCGGATCGGCCTGTTATATTGGAACCTTTGATGTCGCCTCTACAAGTAATTTAACTGATGACAGCACAGGACCACAATCAGGACCAGAGTTTTTTGATAGTTTGGCTTTTGCAGATTCAGCAAGTGATGACTTCCATTTGGCCGTAGCCGATACCTCAAAAACAAGCGGAGGGATTGATTTGAGTGCCGATGTGGATATAGCTTTTTCGGACGATATTGATTTAGACACACGAAGTGTATGGTATGTTGGGGCCGATGAATTTTTGGAGGCTGTGGATCTTTTTCCCAGGGAATTTGGATTTAATAGGCCACCCTTTTTTAGAGGCGGCACCGATACCTTAAAAGCTTTCAATAGGACAAGAGTATTTGATAATCGAAAGCCTTTTAATTAGATTTAAAAAAGGAGAACAAATCATGAAACCTGGATTTTTCATAGGTATTATTTTTACGGCCCTGTTGTTTGTTGGATATATGGGTTTTAGGGCAGTTAATCCGAGATCTATAATTGCAGCCAACAACACCAAAGTAAGAGGCGTTCAAAGCATTTCCATAGATGCGGACGTAAACGATACCACGACCACCATCAATTATGGGAATAACCTTATCCGGGGATAGTGCTTTCCATCGTTTAATATCACCGATGCCAGCTACACCGATCCCGATAGCATAACCCGGATTTACT